TGGGCAAGCTGGTCTCCCGCGCCGAGGTGGAGGAATACTTCGTGCGGATGGCAATGGCCATGCAGTCTTTCCTTCGCCGATACGAGCGCGAAATCCCAGCGATATGCCTAGGTTTGAGCTTGTCACAATCCACACCTTTGGTAAAAGCCAAGACAAGGGAAATGCAGGATCATCTTGCCGACCTTGAAAGCGAATTTTGGAAAGAACACCCAGAGTCTTAATAACAACGAGCACTATGACAGCAACAGCATATTCAACGCCAGGAATTCATTTTGGAACTAAGTATCCCGGCAAGCTCCCCCAAGGATGGGATCTTATTGAATCGCCGGAAGACTGGGCTATTGGCAAGTCACCTGACGGGCAAGAGTATTTTCTTGGGCGAGACAAAGCATACCCACGCCGATACACTGAAAACTTTAAATCAAAAATAAACCCGCAAGGAATTTGGATCGACCTTAACAACGGAATTATTGACCTATGAGCCACCTACAAACACTCCGCGACTTTAACGCATGGCGACGCGGCGACGAAGCCATTGAACAACCCGACCCTAAAGTGATTGGCGAGGCGATAGATTGGGCGATTTACCAGATCGAGGAAACGCAGCGGATTCTCATTTCTTGCGGATTAAACCCTAGAGACTACAACATGCCAACCAAATCAGCAGAGGGAGCCAGGGACATAATTCTGGCATTACGCCGCGACTTGCACAACCCACCGCATGACGTTCAATGCGCCGTCCTCCACAAGCTTGGGGTGGAAGGATTTACGAAAGAAGGAGTCGAACCAACGCGCCAACTTGTTGAAATCCCATGACCCCCTGCACAAAATGCGGCAACCACGGGCGCAAATACGACGGACGCTCAGAGTGTATGCAATGCACACTTGATCGGTCACGCAGGGACTATGCAACCAATGGCGAGCGCAAACGGGAATACATGAGGGAATATGCAAAGAGAAGGAAGGCTGAGTGTAACACTAGCGTTGAAAAAGGATAACGAAGCAAAGCAATGACTCGTCAAGCGCAAAATTAGATAGGCGTAAAAATAATTATTGATTTTCTACAACCGCTTGGAATACTTGCCGCGTGATTTATGAACCATTACGAATTCAGCCAAAAGGGAGGGCGATCAAAATCCCTCAAGAAACAGGAAGCCGGACGCAAGAACGCGGAGAAAGCCAGATTAGCAAAACTCCAAAAGTTAAAGGCCGTATCTGTATCTGCCAAAGTTGCGGAATCGAATTCAGAACCGTCAAATCCCTAAAGGAGACACCTAAGAATTGCTCCATGAAATGCTTTCGTGATTCACAACCTAAATGGCACGATTGCTCAAAGTGCCATGCGTTGATCGGTCTTGGATGCAAGAAGTCAGCCAGGACTCTCGGACTAAGCCCCGCGTCAGTAGCGGTATTTTGGCAGAAAGAGGGTATTAAATCACAATGTCCAGAAAGAAGCTGGAACGTGTGGGCTAGGCGGAATAAAAAGGGGTCTTTTTCTGGACTACCGGAATGGTGGGAAGACAAAAACCTTAGAAACGCTTGGAAGATTGAGATAAATCCAAAGTTTCCTGACTGGTCAATTATCTGGAAAAATGAGGTAAGCAGGAAGATTTCCAATAGACGATACCGATCCATGAGCCAAGAAGAAAAAAACCAATGGAACAAAAAAACGTATCAAAACAGGGACAACCAAAGGCAGATTGAATACACGCGACAATGGAAAAGGGAGCGATACAAAGACCCTGAATACAGGAATGCTGAACTAGAAAAGCAATTGGGATATTACATTGCGAGAATTGGAGGAATTGAGGAATACGAGAGAAGGAAGGCCGCACGAATGATTCTTGCGAACAGTGGAAGAAAGGTTGACAGATGGAGATCCGCTTTTTCAAAGTTGATGAGGACAGTAAAGAAGGGCGGATCAGACACTTACTCTCCTACGCTTGGATGCACGACGCGACAATTCAGGAGTCATCTTGAGTCGCAATTTAGACCGTGGATGACGTGGGAGAACTACGGGAAGCGGTGGCAAGTTGATCATATTATTCCATGCGCGGCCTTTGATCACGGCATAGCGTCACAGGCCAAGCAATGCTGGCACTACCTAAATCTCAGGCCGATGTGCGCCAAGAAGAATCATCGCAAGAGCGCAACAATCACAGAGCCGCAGCTTTCACTGCTTATTGAATATGTATAACCTATTACAAGTTAGCGAGTTAGGCCACCCGGCAAACGAGGACTCTCTTTTTAGCCCGGTAAAACTTAGGTTTGGTTCCGGTGCTGTCTGTCTTTGTTTAAAAAAATTTGAACTTGAAAACGCAACGGAATTGCAATAAGAATTTGAAAAATGAAAACGAAACCAAAAAAGGAAAAACCTGAAACAACTCCCGACGTTGCTCAATCCATGAAGCAGGCGGAAGCGTTCTGGGGAATCTCCGGATCAACGCTACGGATTGCCAAAGCGGCGGGATGTCCCGCATTCATCCAACATCGAATCCACCGCGACCCGCTTATTGCATGGCTGGAGAAAAACCCGGACGCGGCGGGCAAAGGTGAATCACTTACCGACGCGGCGGAACTCAAACGCCAGAAAACGGAGGCCGAGGTGAAACTGCTTCGCGCCAAAATAGCGCGGGAGGAGCGGGAGACGATACCCCTCGCCGATGCGAAAGCGGAATGGGCAAGGGCAGCGTCTATCGTGCAGGAAGAGGCCAAGCAGTTGATGGAGCGTGACCATTACCGCGTCTTTGTGGAAAGGTGCAAAACGCGTATCGGCAACTTACTTGAAGAATAATTTCAGCCGCAAGGCGCAACAAAAAACAACAAAACAACAATATGCAACAAGAAGATAAAGACATTACAAGTGGTTTGCTATCTGAGCCATTACTCACAACTAGCCAAGCAGCTGCTGTGCTTGGAGTGTCAAAGCGGACATTCCAAGAGCTAATCGCTCAAAGAAAAGTCGCGTTCATTAAATGGGACAGAAACATCCGCTTTGCCCGTGCCGACCTCGAAAAGTTTATCGAATCGCACCGCAGCCTTCCGGTTGGATGGAAACAATAATCATCCCGCAAATGCCCCCTTCCCATCTCGCCCGCCCTTTCCTCGCCGACTGCTTTGTGATACCCCACGACGGCGACATGGTATCATGGGCGGATGGGAAGCTAAAAATCCCGTATTCAGTTCGCTACCCGATCTACATGGCGAACGAATCCCCGTGGCTCATCGAACCGATGAGGGCGATTTCAGACCCAAAGATTCGGCGGGTCGATGTCCGTATGCCAGCCGGAGCGGCGAAATCCCTAATAGGCGAAATCATGGTTGCCCATGCCATCGTCGAATCACACGGCCTTTTTTACTACGTATGGCAAACGGACGATGATGCGAAGGACGCAGTGGAAGACCGGATCATGCCTATGATCGAAGCGAACGATTTCCTTTCCCGTCGCCTACCGGAAAAACAAGACAAGATCAGGCGGCAGAAAATCGCGTTCCCCGGCTTTTCGTTTTACTGCATCGCGGCCAAGCCATCGAAAGCACAATCTAAGCGGGTGAAGATCCTTGTTATGGAGGAGCCGCATTGCTACGAAGCCGGCATGATGTCGGCGTTTGAAAAACGGGTGGAAGGTGTAAAAGATCCAAAGATTGTCACCCTATCCACCGGCTCAGTCATGGGCGATGAATCAGACGAATCATTCCTTGCCGGAACATGCGAAGAGTGGGAAGTCCCCTGCCCTGAATGCGGTGAGTATCAAGCTATGACCGACCACCGCGACCGCCTACTTGCTCAGATTGATGATGAGACGAAAGGCGAAGACGGGGATTTCAACTGGTCTAAAATCCTCCCGACCGTCCGGTATAACTGTTCCGCATGTGGGAAGGATTGGCCGACTGATCCAGCATTCCGCAAAGAGCAATCGCAGAAAGGGCGATACTCGGTCACGAACTACAACGCGGCATCCGATCACCGGAGCTTCCACATGGAGGCGCAATCCGTCCATTACTTTCCACTTTCACAACTCCTTATGGAGAAAATGAAATCCGTGCAGGCGTATCGCCGAGGAGCTATCGAACCGTTTAAGGACTACATGCAGAAACGTCGGGCGATGGCATGGGATGAAGCACCGACCGACACGGACGAGGACGCGGCGTTTGAACGCTCCAAGGGCGATTACCTCAAAGGCGAGCCGCACGAACATGAGATCACCCGTTTCATGTGCGTGGACAACCAAGCCGGAAAAGCATCTAAGGGCGAATACGCGCACAGGTGGTTCACCTGCCGCTCGTTCGGGGAATACGAATGCCGACTCATAGACGAGGGGAAAATCGCCACATGGGAGGAGCTGGAGGAGAAGCGCAAAGAGCTAGGCGTAGAGCCTGCCCGCGTCCTTGTGGACTGCGCATGGGATACCCCGAACGTTCACGCGGTATGTGTCAAATACGGCTGGCAGGGATTATGGGGCGACCCAGGAAAAAAGAACTCATTCCCGCATCATTCGCAGGTTCTCACACCGACCGGCCCCGCGCAAATCACTCGCCACCTGCCATTCTCCCGCCCGCAAGTCGGTCATGTCGGCATCGGCACGGGAGGCCAACAACGGCAAGCCCGATACTTCTTTTGG